GTTGGTTTAGGAATAATTGGCTACACAGAATTGACAGCCAGGCTAACTAGCTTAGAGACTTCAAGAGAACTCCATCAGGCAGATCTATTAAAAAAATCAGAGCAGCTCCCAACGGATCAAGAACAATTTATGCTGCTAGAACACATAGCATCTCAAGTAGAAAGTATCCAGGGAGAGATGGAACTTATGAGAAATAACAATGTCAACATAACTTATGCTATGAAAGATATAGAAAAAATTAAAGAACAATTAGAAAATCTTAAAGATAAAGTAAGAGCTAACGGGAGCCATTGATGGAGCAGATGGTAATAGCTTTACTTCTCCTGGTCAACAATGAGATCAAGGAGGCAAGAATACAAACTGATTTAAGCAGCTGCTTAAAAGGTAAGAGGCTAGCTATGAGAGAAGTTAAGAATGATAATATTATCTATTCTTGTGTGAAGACAAAGGCTGAGCTTGAGAAAAATATAGACGGCTCATACTCAATTAAAAAATTAATAATGGAATAATGATAGATAGATTTTTTTACAAATGTTTTGCTGCTTTAGACAGCTTATCCAGTTTCTTATTTGGATGGATGGAACCTAAATATTGTCAATGCAATATTAATTCTGGATCTGGTAATATTTGTAAGAGGTGTGGATGCCGAAGAATAAAGCGTGGGTAAAGCCATCTGTTATAGTTATTAATATTGGACCATGCAAATACTGTAAAAAAGACATGATAAATACTGAGAGCTTTGTAGCCTTTTACGGGGGAGAGAAAGCTCATTATGAATGTATGCGCCTGGATGATGCTAAGAGAGCCGAAGATAAGACATTTGAGTAATGGTCTGGCTGGCTGGATTTGAACCAGCGATCCTCTGCTCCCAAAGCAGATGCGGTACCAGGCTCCGCCACAGCCAGACGATTTATTAAAACATGAGAGGATTATCAGAGGATAAACGATATATCAATCTGATATATGCCTTACAGAATATAGCTTTTTTATAGGCATTTATGTCAATAATTCTTATACAATTTATGTTAGAAGTGTTGTAAATACTAATCGAATGGTAGAATTTATCGATAGGTTCGAATACTATCGAGAGCTGTTGGGGTTGCTTACTTTTTTAATAGTCGGAGGGTTTTCTGGAGGGTTAATTAAACCCTCCCTTTTTTTTTGCGTGATATAAAAATTATCTAAATATTTATCGTATTGTTCCTGGACCCACGGATCTCTTTCAAATGTGGATATATAAGCCATCTCCAAACTTAACTTAAATAGGAGATAGCTCATAGGTTTATTGGGTAAGCATGCCATTGATAGCTGCTAATCTTTCTGACTTATTGTTATCAAGATCTTTGTAGTACCATTTATTGGGAGTATCCATATTGCTCCAGCCAAATCTAAGCATGATCTGCTTATCTGTTAAAGCCATAGCATCTCTTAAATATGAATAACTAAACTTTCTAAATGGAGACATTCCATTATGCCATTCGATACCACATCTTTTGGCAGCTCTAATTATTCTCATCTTAGCTGAGTTTTTTGTAATACCAAAAAGCATTCTGTATTTGCCATTCTTTCTAGCTACCTGGCAATCCATCCAATTGCCTAGCATGATTGCTAAGCTCTTGGAGATCTCAATCTTTCTTTTTGATGTTGCAGTTTTTAAGAAGTTTTCTCTAAGATTATTCCATTTGTCTAAGCTATGATTAGTAGAGATAATTTTAGATTTAACATCTACATCTCCATAAGTTAAACCTAGCAGCTCATTTAATCTGCAGCCAGTTTCGGCAGCAGTATGAAATAAAACCTGGTTCAATGGATCTTGTTCAGAGCTTACTATCTTTAGAATATCCTGGTACTTAGGCATCCATTTGGCTTGTGTATTCTCTGCCTGGAAAAAGTTTTTTGGAAATTTAAAAGTAAGTATCGATGGATCTATAACCCATTTTCTACTCAAGCAATAATTAACAAACAACTTGAAAGCAGCTACTGTATCTTTGATAGCTTTCTTACCCAGGGTTTTATTACTTCTCTTAGTAATGGTCTTAGTTTCTGATACATTTATAACTAATAACCCTTTAGAGCTTATAAGAGCTGGTATATAGCTATTGTTAAAATCATAGAGGGTATAGTCGGATAAGAGCTTTTTGCTAATATACGGCTGGATATGGTTGTTTATCTTGCCACAAATACCCAATCTTGTCTCATAACATATAAGCTCATTCTTCAATACGCTTTCTTTGTATTCTGCAAAAGCCATATCAAATGAAACCTTAGCTGGCATAGCCAGGTGGGGTTCAGTAGATCTAAGATCATCAGCAAATATATTAGCTTGTCTCTTTTGGTTCATGTCAAAAGATGCTTTGACTTGTTTTTTACCATCATCATTTTGGACAAAAACAATATACTTCTTACCGCTAGCTCTTTGTTTTTTTTCAATCCAAACTTTCATTATTGTTGCACCTCCTTTGGTTTAGCAAAAAAGTCTCTGTAAGTTTCATAATTACAAACCATTAAGAAACCTGGATCATTTGTTTTTTCTATTTTTACTTTCTTAACTTGACCCGCAGCCTCAGCATAATCTTTGATAAATTTTTTGTGAGCTTGTGGGATTGTTTCGCCACAAAAAGTTTTTTCTCTTCCTGGCATTTTATAAGTACATTGATAATAAGGGGTTCCACCTCCGCCATTCATTATGCAGCTCCTTTCATCATTGGATTAGTTATGTGTTTGTAGTCTCCGTATTGCGAACACCAATTATAAAAATCATAATCATTATCGTTCAAGCAATCCTTAGCTCCTGGTGTTGTATCCAGGAATTCTTTATACTTAGCTCTTACTTCTTTTTCTGTAAGTTGTGTCATGCAGCCTTTCTCTTCCAATACAAAAGAGTTTTACCTATAACCTTGGATCTGTATTTTTTTTGTGGAAGTATTTTGTTTATGAAGTATCGCTCCAAGGCAGCGTAAGTAGCAAATTTCTTTTTTTTGATTTGCATATACTTATTACTAGCACGACTATGGACGGAGTGTCAAACACTTATTGACATATAGTCAATATCATTGCTTGTATGGTAATTATAATTAGGCGCAAGGGATCTTCTCTGCTAGACGCAGCTTTTTAGAATGGTTCTAAATTAGCTAGTTAAATTAATATTTTAACTAACTTGTCTTGCAGCTGGATGACATCAATGAGTTTTCCATGTGCCTCCTTAGAGAGAGCTGCAATACCTGGCGGGTATATCCCGTCATTTTTTTTCTTTAGTCTCAGAATTTTTGTGTTCAGAGACTTTCTCTCCTTTTCCTTTTCCTGGATTTGTTGCTCCAGTTCTTGGTACATCGCCATCGGTCTTTACCTCCTTTATGCGATTGAAGTCATAGCTGATTGTATTTTCATCTATAACTATTTTAGCAGCGTCACTAGGCATGTTAGATCCTACTGCGCTATCCAGGTCGTTAAAATTTTCATGAGCTGTAAAGCTCACAGATCCCGACCAGAATTTTTCAAACAACTTACCCATTTGGATAGTCTCGCTCCTTTATCATTTGTAAATAATGTATGGCTTTATTGATGTCTTTTATTTTGCCTTTTTTTTTATGTCTGCAGATATATTTTATAGCGTTTCCCTCTGCAAAAGGCAAATCGTTTTCATTAATAAATTCAGCTGGTTGGATCTTCATATTTTTATAATGATCTCCATCGACTTGCTCTTGTAAGCTCTCGTATATTACTGGCTTAAAATCATCGGGATGTGTCATGGATTTATTGTTATTGATCTGCTTTTTCCTGGTAGTCTTGCTATCCATTTTTTTTCCTCTAAATCTTTTAAAATTCTGTGAATACTATTTTTAGATTTAAAACCAGTAGCCTCTAGTATCTCTTGATATGTTGGAGCTACTGGTTTCTTTTTCATATATGATTTAATAAACTCATAAACTTTATTTTGTTTAGGTGTTAAACCATATTTCATACGAACCTAAAATTGTTGGTCCCAGGCATCAGCTATTGGAGCTGCTTGCTGAGGTGGGGGTGTCGCAGATTTTTTATCAGAAGTTTTAAGTATTCTAATTTTAATACTTTTATCTTCTTGTATGTATCCGCTTGCCTCGCACCATATACCATTAACAGTAAAGTTTTGCTTAAATGGTTTGCCAGCTTTGTTCAGCTTAGCATTACCATTTTCATCTTTACTATCTGGGTGTACTAGATCTGGATGTTTAGCCTCTGTTTTATTTTTGTTTCTAATTAAAACAAAGTTTCCAATCAGATCTGGGTTTGCTTTTGACTTATCGAATTGTGCCATATTATCCTCCTTTTAATTGCACCAGTTTATTCTCAAAAGCCTTTCTTATCTCTTCGGCTTTTTTAGAATCTTTTTTACTTAGCTCTGCTAAAAATTCTTTGTTGTCACTCATAACTTCATCTAAGTTAGCATCATGACTAGCAGCAGCAATTCTATCTAAAATTATTTGAGGATGGTTTCTTACATCTACACCCTGGTTCTCTGTTCTTGGAGCTGGTGGCATTTCAACATTAGAATAATATTTGCCGTGTATTCCTAGAGCTTTAAGTATAGCTCGATCAACAGCTCTTTTTTCTGCAACAGATACTGGATATTCAAAGTCATTATTTAATGGAGATACTTCTCCAAAACTTTCATAAGAGCAGCCTTGGTGTTTTGCTATTGCTTTAACAACAGCGCAGCTCTTAGGCAAATCACAATTAACAAGCTCAATAGTAGTATAAACATCAAACTGAGCTGCCATCTTTTCTACTTCATAATGTTTAATAATTTTATCATTTATTATTCCCCCGCTAGATTTTATTCCAGCAAGGTATTGATCAAGCGAGGGAAATTTTAGGATCTTACCCATAGTAATCTCCTT